AGACTTGGATGAAGTTTATCATCAACTCTCCTGGCGGCGATGTCGCCTCAGCATTTGCTCTTATCGACACAATGAAAGGTTCCAAGGTTCCTATATACACATATGGGCTTGGTGAAATTGCCAGCTGTGGTTTAATGACTTTTATTGCTGGTCAAAAGGGTAAGAGATTTATTACTCGAAATACAGCAATCCTATCACATCAGTATAGCTGGGGTTCATGGGGCAAAGACCATGAGCTGATGGCTCGAGTAAAAGAGTTCAATAACACACAGACGCGCATCATTGAACACTATAAGCGTTGTACTGGGTTGTCTGAAAAAGAAATTCGTAAATACTTGCTTCCGCCAGAAGATGTCTGGCTAACTGCGAAGGAAGCAGTTAAATATGGTATCGCAGATGAAATCGTGGAGTTTTATTAATGAGTACACCAGCAAGTTATGGTAATGTAATTACTGAAGTTCAAATGAACCAAGATGAAATTGATTATGTGCAAAATATAATCAAGAATATGCCAGAAAATGGTTTGTTTGTAGAATGGGGTAGTGGTGGTTCTACATGCGCTTGGCTAGATGTTCTTGGTGAAAATCAAAAGCTAGTTAGTATTGAACATAATGAAAGTTGGTATAATCGCGTAACAAGAGGCGTAAAAAATCACTTTGGTGATCTAGGCGATAAATTTCGCTTCCTTCATATCCCCGAACAACATATCGAGCATGGCTACGGCAATCCATTGGAAGAACATCCTATGGGTACAGACAAGTATCTTTTGCCGCCAGTAGAAAATCTTTTTGATGCAGATGTTTTCTTTATCGATGGAATTGCTCGCGCAACTTGTGCACTTGTGGTGCTTTTAAAGCATACCAAGAAGGATCCCGTTATTTTTATTCATGACTACGTAGGTAGGGAAAAGTGGTATGACTGGGCTACACAATTCTATGATGTTGAAATCGTCGGCGATCTCGAAAAGAAGTCGACACTTGCTCGCTTGCATGTTAAAAAAGATTGATTACGCATTTTGGGTAGAATGGGCGTCAACAGCAATACTAATTATCGGTGTTGCGTTGACTGCCTGGAATATCTATCCCTTGAACGTATACTTTTCTTTAGCTGGTAATTTCGGGTGGGCAGTTATTGGTGTAATGTGGCGTAAATGGTCGCTAATAACTATTCAAATTGTTGTAACAGTAATTTATGTCGCAGGATTGATAACTAATACGTAGTAGGATTTAAGATGAAAAAAGTTTCCTGCGTGATGCCAACTTATCGTAGATTTAATTGCGTTGAGAGATCTATTGCATTTTTCCTCGCGCAGGAAACAGAACTTGATACTGAATTAATTATAATGAATACAGATGTTGATCATCCACTGGAATTAGATGATACTTTTAGTGATATTGAAAAGAACAAAATTATAATTTTCAATAACAATATAGACTATCTTACAAAAGATCATTACGCTAGTACTGGCTCTATTCGCCGCGATGCATTTACACACGCTACTGGAGAATTATACATAACTTGGGATGATGATGATATCTTTCTTCCATGGAATATTCAACAATGTTACGATGGCTTAAAACGTACAGGATTGAAAGCGTGGAAACCAAGTAAAAGTTTTTCTTGGATGGGCGGTAATGAGTTTCCAGAAATCGCAGGTAATTATATGGAAGCCACCGTTATGTTATATTCTGATGAAGTTAATTTTAGATTAGAATCTGGACCCGAAAGTCTTTCTTGGTTTGATAAATTAAAAGATCAAAAGCAACTAATTGAAGACGAAGAAAGTATTCCAGCATATTGCTTTTATTGGAAAGATGATAAACAAATCGGTGGTCACAAACAAAGTGGAACTTTGGGTCATCCTAACAATTTTCAGCTTCATATGCAAACGACAGTTGATTATGCAAAAAGAAAATTGTCTCGCAGATATCTAAAAGATTATAAAGAAGTACTAACAAAATTTGATTCATTATTATCTAATCATTCGAATAAACATCTTGTAAACAAGTACGTAAAACAGGGTTACTACGATGTATGAGATTTACACAAAACCAGCATGCGTTAGATGCGAAGAAGTAAAGGCTCTCTTTATTTCTAAGGGTATCTTCTATAAAGAGTATGTAGTTGGAAAAGATTTTTCAACAGCAGAAATAAAAGAGAAATTTCCGAAAGCTAACTTCTACCCAGTTATACTAAAAGATGGCAAGAGAATTACAACAATAGATGAATTGAGAGATAACATTGAGTCAGAAGTCATTATTCGTTTCGATAGCAAACTATAAAGACCCAGAAACAATCTTTACAGTTAAAAATTTGCTAGATAAAGCATCTGGCGAATTAAAGATTCGTATTTGCGTTTTTTCACAAATTGATTTACAGGATAATTCGTTTGACGAGTTAGACGATATTCCTGAAGTTCATCATGTTCGTATCGACTTTAGGAAAGCTCGAGGAGTTTGCTGGGCGCGGAAAATTTGTCAGTCATATTATGGCGGCGAAGATTATTATATGCAAATCGATTCTCATATCTTATTTGAAGATAACTGGGATAAAATTTTAATAAAAGATCATGAAGATGCATTGAAGTATGGTAGGAAAGCAATTATAACTGCATACCCGCCAGCTTATGAATTTGATCAAAAAGGTAATAGAATCATACCGAATAAAATAGCCACACGTTTTGATATGAATGTGGTGAATATAATCCCATCAGCTGCAGCCAAATTTTCAGAAGATATGGAATTCCCAGAACAGGAATTTTTCATTGCGGGTGGATTTTTATTTACGACTGGTAGCTTTGTAGCAGACGTTCCTTATGATGAAGAAATATTTTTCTTGGGTGAAGAAATTACTTTAGCTATTCGTGCTTATACAGCGGGATACTTTATTTTCGCGCCGACTAAATTTGTTTGTGCACATCTTTATCAAGTAGCCCAACCTAAAGATCAAAAGCGACCTTTGTTTTGGGATAGGACTGAAGAAAGAACTAGAAAAATTGCTTGGCACTTACGCGAGAAAACGAGTAGATTAAAAGTTCAACATATATGTAGAGGTGAGTGGTTTGGTCTGTATGGGATTCAAGATCAAAAACTTTATCTAGAATTTTACGGTAGACTTAGAGCTTATGATCCTCGTATCGACTTACAGAAGGTGGTTTTATGAACAACGAGATTACATTTTTTTCTACAGACTTTTTAAAATCTTTGCCGATAGTTCCAGGTAAAATGGAACGAAAGTGGATGGACAATAAGAGGGATCTCTATAAAGATTTGTCCTTTACGATGGCAAATCAATCTGGTTGGGAATTTAGAGCGCCAAGAGATTTTACTGTAGAATGGAATGGCGGTAGTAATTCTACAGATCTAAGAGTTCATTCCGACGTTAGAGATGCGCATCTTTTTTACACAGGAATGGGTGAAGGTATCTGTAGCATTAGAGCAGGATATATAGTAAGAACGCCCGAAGATTATTCTATTCTATGTACAGGAGCTCCTAACTTTTTTAAAGATGGGGCGACTCAATTAACTTCTTTAATTGAAACAAACTGGGCGCATATGTCTTTTTTCATTAACTGGAAAATGACTAGACCAGGTAGTGTTACTTTTTATAAAAATGAACCGATCGGGTTCGTAACTGTTTTACCGCATCGTCAGCTTGATAATTTTCATATGAATATTGAAACATTGATGGCTGATCCTGAGTTATATGAAAGGTGGCAAAATTGGAACGAAACGCCTCTTGAATTTGATCCTTATAAAGAGGGAATAGAAGATAGTTTAACTCTAGGTAAAACAAACAAATTTCATAAGCTGAACAGAGAATTAAAAGTTATTGACAAGATAAACTGATTGAGGTATAATATGAGTGATCTAGAAAATTTAGTTATGTATGACATGTACATTAATGGTTATGATCCGCACAACCAAAACGACATTCAAAAATATTGGGAAGAGAGGCTCTCATGAAGGTCACAATCTATACAAAAGCAAATTGTGTATACTGTGATTATGCAAGGAATTTACTTGAACATAACAAAATCGATTATAACAAGTTAACTCTCGACGAAGATTTTACTAGAGAAAATTTGTTAGAACTATTTCCATCGGCTAGATCGTTTCCTGTTATTGTAGTCGATGGTTTCAATATCGGTGGTTACGACGAGCTAAAAATGATCTTAGAACAGAAAACTGAAAATAGAAAGCTATTAAACGAAGGAGCTTAATATGGTTATGAAGTATGAAAGAGATGCGTTGATGAATGATCTGAAGCTGCATCCTGTTGAAGTTAGATTTAAGAAGGTCAACGGCGAATCTCGCACTATGCGTTGCACTCTTATGAAGGAACATATTCCTGTCAATGATTCTCAGTTTGAGCAGTTGGAGGAACAGCACAAGAAACCTGAAAATCTCAACACGATTGTTGTTTGGGATCTCCGTAACAATGGCTGGCGTTCTTTTCGAGTTGAATCTGTAGAATACGCGCAGATCGTTGACGGCTATTGATATAAATAAAGTGCCACCAGTTCTTGGTGGCATTCTTTTTCCCTTATAATAGGAGTTCAAATGAGATGGCAGAGTACTGGGGATATCACACTATTCTAGATGCTTCTGGTTGCGATCCAGAGTCGATTACCTCTTATGATAACATCTATAACTTTGTCAAAGATCTTGTAAAAGAAATTGACATGGTTGCTTATGGTGAACCACAGATCGTTAACTTTGGATCTGGCAACAAAGCAGGTTATACCCTAGTTCAGCTAATTGAGACTAGCAACATCTGCGCTCATTTCGTCCCTGATGATCTCAAGGGCGGCAACGGTATGTATCTTGATGTATTTTCTTGCAAACCATATGACCCAGAAACAGTCGTAAAGGTTGCTGAAAAGTGGTTCAAGTTTGGAAAGTATAAGACAGCATTTGTCGAAAGGCAAGCATGATTGTAGGATTTACTTGTAGCGCATTCGACTTACTCCATCCTGGACATGTCGCAATGCTGCGTGAATGTGCTAGTCAGTGTGATTATCTAATCGTAGGTCTTCACACTGACCCATCAATTGATCGAGCTGGTAAAAACAAACCAATTCAATCAGTTTACGAAAGATACCTTCAGCTCGAAGGCTGCAAGTTTGTAGATAAAATTATCCCATACGAAACAGAAACTGATCTAATCAATTTACTTGCTGTTGAAAAAATTGATGTTCGTTTTGTTGGTGAAGAGTACAGTGATACATACTTAACAGGTCAGGATATCTGTGAAAAGCGTGGTATCGAAATCATCTATAATAATAGAAAACACAAGTATAGCTCTACTGAGTTGAGGAGTCGTATGCGATGACATTTAGTGAATCATTTTTCCAAGAAGTACAGCTTATTGCACAGCAGATGAATATTACTGCAGTTGAAAGGTTAGCCGATGCACTCGTTACAGTCAGAGATGTCAGTGAAGGACGCGTATTTATTTTGGGAGTCGGCGGCTCCGCTGGCAATGCCTCTCATATGGTCAACGATTTACGTAAGCTCTGTGGCATCGAATGTTATGCACCTACAGATAACGCATCAGAAATTACTGCGCGAACAAATGACGAAGGATTCGATACAATATTTGAAGAATATCTGCGAGTCAGCAGGTTTAACTACAAAGACGCTCTGTTCATTCTCTCGGTAGGCGGTGGCAACGAAGAAAAAAATGTTTCTGTTGGTTTGATCAAGGCTATTAAGTATGCTCGTTCTAAAGATGGAACAGTGCTTGGTATTGTAGGTCGTAACGATGGCTATACATACAAGATGGCAGACGTTTGTGTATGTGTCCCGCCAATCGTTCCCGAGCGTATCACTCCCCATAGCGAAGCATTCCAGGCAGTTATCTGGCATAGTCTCGTCTCTAATCCGAAACTTCAAATCAAAAAGACAAAGTGGTAAATCGAGCAGTATTTTTCGATCGTGATGGTGTCTTAAACGAGTTAGCTCTTCATGATGGAGAGATGACAGCGCCATGGTCTGTGGATGAGTTTCGTTTCACACCAGACGCGAAACAAGCTGTTGACATTATTAAAAATATAGGCTATAATGCTTATGTGGTCACAAACCAGCCAGATGTTAACGATGGCAAACTTCCTGTAGAAGATCTTCGTCTAATGACGAGAATGCTAAAAAACTGGCTAGGCATTGAAGAAGTTATCTGCGCGTTTGATAGAGGCGCAAAGTTCTATAAACCAAACAACGGCATGATCGAGTTTCTAATAAAAAAACATAAACTCGATCGCAGAGAATGCTGGATCATTGGTGACCGCTGGAAAGATATTGTTGCTGGACGCCGCAGCCATCTGAATACGATATTCATCGGTGACATATATATTTCACCACCAGAATACGAACACATCGTTCCTGACTATATCCGCTCGAATGTACTAGAAGCATGTTTGCTAATTGAGGAGATTGAATTATATGGTTAAGTTGTTTTCTGATGGCGCAGACTTTGATGGTATCGCCGAAGCTGCCAAGAACGAAAAGATTGTTGGATTTACTACAAACCCAACTCTTATGAAGCAAGCTGGTGTTGATGACTACGAAGGATTTGCCCGCGCCGCTATTATGTATCTTGCTAATACTCTA